CCACAACTGCTACTCCTGCTAAGAAAGAGAAATCAATCTGTGCAAGATTCAAAGAGCTTGATGGTAAACGCACTTCGATTTTAAATCGGTGCGAAGACTATGCTCTGTGGACTCTGCCCTATATGTTCCCCAGAACTATTTCAAATTCCGAACAGGAAGAGAAAGCCGGGCCGATTGATAGCACTGGCTCACGAGCCGTGAACAACCTATCAAACAAGCTCACGCTTACGCTATTCCAGCCAGCATCCCCGTTCTTCCGTCTTATGGCGCAAGACGATCTGCTGCTGAAACTTAAAGCTGAGGCCGAAGGTGGTAACAAGGACTCTGAGGAGATTCTTGCGAACTTAGACAAGGCTCTCGCTAAGGCTGAAAAAGATGCCATGCGAGAACTTGACTATACGCATTACCGCACAGAGGCTACTACAGCATCTAAGGCACTTATCATTACTGGTAATGCCCTGCTCTATCACCCAGAGGGAGACGGTAAGACACAATGCTATTCGCTACGCGATTACGTTGTAGTCCGTGACCTATCTGGTGAAGTCATTGAGTTAATCACTCGTGATACAAAAGCCATTGAAACATTCTCTCCTGCTGTTATTAAACAGATCAGAGAATACAATGATGGCAAAGGTAAGAAGTACGCTGATGGCAAAGACATTACGCTGTACACTTGCCTCAAACTAGGCGAGGACGGTAAGTTCCTGATGAAGCAAGCTGCGGATGAAATCCCACTTGACTCTACAGGCTCGTGGCCTAAAGATGAACTGCCTTGGATAGTCCTGACATGGAACTTGGTTCGTGGTGAAAACTACGGGCGAGGTCTTGTTGAGGATTACGCTGGTGCGTTCCACGGATTGCACGTTCTGACTATGGCCTTTGTCGATGCCGTTGGCGTTGCTGCTGATATTAAGTGGCTCGTTAACCCTGCTTCGGTACTGGATGTGGTGGAACTGAACAAAGCCGAATCTGGTACGTACCACTCTGGCGTTGAAGGTGACATTGTTGCGATCCAAGTGAACAAAGCAATAGACCTGCAATTCGTTAGAGAGCAAATCCAAGAGTGGAGACAACAGATTGGACAAGCCTTCCTTATGTTCAGTGCCGTACAGCGTGATGCTGAACGTGTAACTGCTGAGGAAATCCGGCAAGTCATTAACGATCTGGAAGTCTCGCATGGTGGTATCTACTCCCGCTTTGCAGAAGAGTGGCAGTTCAAGACTGCAACACTGATGCTCAAGCGTGTGAAGATCAACGTGGGTAAGGGAAACCAAATCTACCCACAGATCATCACAGGTCTGGATTCGCTGTCTCGTGCTGGTGACATGGACAATCTCCGTATGATGATTCAGGATTTAAGTATGCTGAACGAAGTACCGGATGATATTCGTGCTGTCATTGACCCGTTGAAATTTGCATCGTACTGTGCTGTAAGGCGCGGTGTTGATGTGGAGAAGATTACAAAGACTGCTACACAGGTTGCCGATGAGCAAGCGGCTGCAACGCAGCAACAGGCTCAGGCATACCAAATGCAAGCCCAAGCTGAGGTTGCTACCGAAGCTGGCAAGCAAGCTGTTACCCAAGAGGAATAAGGAAACATAATGTCTGATACACTTACTGAAACCGAAAAGGCTAACGCCGTACAAGGAGCGACCGATAAAGGTCTTCCACCCGGTGTAACCGAAAAAGACGTACCTGCCGATCAAGTGTCAAAACTTGCTGGTGATGGTATCCCTAAAGCACCTAATGAGCCTTCCAACAAAGCACCTGCCAAAGAGCAGACTGCCGAGGAGAAGGCTGCTGCCGAAGCTAAAGCGAAAGAAGCTGCGGCTCAAGAAGAGAACAAAGATGCACAGACCGATGATAAAGCTGAGTTCGTATCTTACGGACATGCTGCTGCGGATGCTGCTGTAAATCTCCTCAAAGAGTCCGGTGTTACGCCGCAAGAAGCTGAGGTCTGGTTCGCTAAAGTGAAAGAGACTAACAACATTGACGACCTGAACTTTGCTGAGATGGAAAAGAAGCTCGGTAAAGATAAGGCGAACCTTGTTGCATCTGCTGCAAAAGACTACTACAACTCCGCGAAAGCGACAGAGAGTGGTAAGTCTCAGGCCGTACTTGACGAGGTTGGTGGCGACACTAACTTCGCGCTCGTTAGAGACTGGGCTTTGAAGAAAGAGAAATCTGATCCAAAGTTTGCCGAACAGTTGAATCAGTTCCGCAAGATGATTGACCTCGGTACATCGTCTGCGAAACTCGCAGGTAAAGCACTCAAGGAAGCCTATGAAGGCGATCCTTCCAACAAATCCCTTGGAACAAAGATGGTTCAAGGTACAGGTGTTCCTTCCAGAGACGCTACCACAGGTACGCTCACACGGAACGAATATCTGGCACAAGTCAAAGTAGCCCAAGAAAAAGGCGATCATGCTGAAATTGCTCGACTAAGAGCAGTTCGTGCTGCATCCCGAGGCTAATCTGACTCATCTATAGTAAGGACACAATTCAATTCATAATGGAGTTATAAATGGCTGGTTTACCAACCGACAGTTCACATCTTAGTGATGAGGACGTAGCTTTGATGATTGACGAATACGGCGGTGAAGTCGAAAGTCAATTTGCAAAGTCCTCGATTATGCGTCAGTACGTTAAGATTCGTCCTGTACGCAATACCGATACCATCGTAAATAACCGCGTAGGCCGTACCCAACTGACCGCACTGGTCGCTGGTGTTCGCCCTGATCCCGGTGCTACTGGCTTCGGCAAAGTCCAACTGACTGTTGATACGGTCATTCTGGCGCGTGATAACCGTTCCATGCTGAACGAGTTCCAAATCCACTTCAATGCTCGGATGGAACTTGCTCAAGATCATGGTAAAGAGATCGGGAAATTCTTCGATCAAGCGTTTATCATCCAAGCAATCAAAGGCTCTCTGGCAGCTGCCCCGAGCTTTACTGGTCACAATTCCGCATTCGGTGCTGGTAAGAATACCACGCTGACTACGCCCGGTGACGAGCTTGATCCTGATGAACTCTACACTGGCATCACCGACCTGATCGTTGAGATGGAAGAAGAAGACATTGATGTTGAAGAACTCATTGTCTTTGTACGCCCTCGCCAGTTTGAGGTTCTCAAGAACAACGACAAACTTCTGAGCCGCGACTACGCTGCTGGTAATGGCGACTTCGCTAAAGGTCTTATCTATGAGATCAATGGCGCACGTATCGTCAAGACTGCTCGTATTCCTACGGCTGCTATCGCTAACCACCCGTTGAGCAATGCTGGTAACAGCAACGCCTACAACGTAAGTTCTACGGAAGCGAAAGCAGTAGCAGTTATCCTGCATCCTAAGTCTCTGCTGGCTGGTGAAACCATCCCGCTGACTTCGGACGTTTGGTTCAACAAAGAAGAAAAGCAATGGTTCATTGACTCCTTCCTCGCATTCGGTGTTACGGTTAACCGTCCTGATGTGTGTGGCGCAGTCTATAAAGCCTAATTGACACTCTCCTCTTATCCCCTTCTCAACTTCGGTTGGGGAGGGGATTTTTTCTTATTTAAGGAGATACATGACTACCTATTTAGAAATTCTAAATCACTGTATGAAGACAGTCGGAGAGCGACCCGTTAGTTCGCCAGATTCCAATCATCCTACCGCTATTCAAGCGCGTGTCGAAATTGACCGCCTGATTAAAGAAGTGCAAACTCGTGGCTGGTGGTTCAACAAAGAATACAATGTGCCTCTGTCGCCTAACGGCTCAGACCAAATAATCATCCCACAAGATACGCTCAAGGTAACTCCTATGTCACCTTATCGGCATCTTGTTCGCAGAGATGGTAAGTTGTACGATCCTGTTGAGCATACATATGCGATTGGCGAAAGTGTTAGCGTAGACCTCGTGCTGCTGCTTGAGGTTGACGATCTACCGGAGACTGCTGCGTACTTCATTATGCACTCCGCTGCCTATGACTTCTATGTTGCCGATGATGGTGACGAGCAGAAGGCTAATAGGCTTGAGAGGGCTATGGTTCGTGCATGGCAAGCTCTACAAGCAGAGAATCTGAAAGAGTCCAGAGTTAACTCAGGCAACCGCATTACTTCGCGGAGATTATCTGCGCGACTGCAACGTGGTTCTAGCCTTAATCCTAATCTCCCCGGTGGAGGTGAGTAATGAAAGTTGATGGAGCAATCCGATCTCTCATTCAAGGCGTATCACAACAACCTGCGAGGACTCGTTTCCCCGGTCAGTGTACACTTCAAGAGAATTGCTCCTCAAACCCTGTCGAGGGCTTGACCCGCAGACCTCCTATTGAGAACATTGCATCGTTGTTTGCCTCTGGTGAAGAACCACAGTTTTACGATTACGAGATTTCTGGCACACGCTACATTGTTGCTATCACGGAGAACGATAGAGCTACGGGTACTGCTGTGCTTGGCACAGGCGGTGATGTAGATAAAGTGGATGATGTTACTATAGTTAATGGCGGTGGGAACTATTCCCAACCGCCTATCGTTACCTTCACAGGTGGCGGTGGCTCAGGTGCTACAGGCACAGCGGTACTCACTGATGGTGTTGTCACAAGTGTAACGATTGATACTGCTGGCTCATCCTACGAAACTCCACCGACTGTTCACTTCTCAGGAAGTGCTGTGCGTGTGTTTGATACGGAAGGAACTGAGTACGATGTGGTTGAGAGCGAATCTAGCATGGACTATCTTGATGGAGAAAAGCTTGCATTCACTACACTGGATGGTGAAACATTCATCTCAAATACTGCTACCGTTGTCGATATGGAGTCTAGTACTAAGGACTACATTGATAATGGTAGTATTGTGTTTCTGTTGGGTGGACAGTATGGTAGAATCTATACTATCAACATTCGATATGCTGGCACTTCGGTTATCTCAGTAAACTACGCTGCGCCTGATGGCTCAACGAGTACTGATATTGAAGAAGTCACTACAACCTACATTGCAGATAAGCTAGAAGACGCACTTAATGCTGATGGTACGTTTGCCGCATCCTTTACGGTTGTCAGGGCAGACGATGTGCTACACATCTACAAAGATGATGGTGATCCTATTGAGGTCACTACAGAAGACGGTGATGGTGGTAACAACATGTTCGTTGTGAACAACCGCGCCAAAGATATATCGAAACTTCCACGTTTCGCACCACAAGGCTACATCGTAAAGGTACAGGGGAACTCTTCCTCTGGTGCTGCGGATGTGTACCTTGAGTTCCGTATTCCTGCCTCCGCTGACGCTGCTGTACCTACACTTGGTGCTGGCTTTGGCAGAGAGGGCGTATGGAACGAAAGCGTTGCGCCGGACATTGAGTACCTGCTGGACATAGATACTATGCCACACTTACTTGTGTTCGATGGCGTAGATGAGTTCACATTTGGTGCTGGTGCATGGTTAGGCCGACAAGTGGGTGATCTTCAATCAAACGAAGACCCATCCTTTGTGGGTAATACCGTGAACGATATGTCACACTTCCAAGGCAGACTTGTATTCTTGTCTGGTCTTGCATGTATAATGTCACGTACTAATGTTCCGTTGGACTTCTTCGTGAAGTCAGCAACGACAAGTATTGATTCCGATCCTATTGATATTGAATCGACTGCGAAGAACGTATCGAAACTTGGATCAGCCGTACCGCACAACCGCGACCTCGTGGTGTTTGCGGATAACGCGCAGTTCATCGTGTTCGGGCGCAATGCGCTTACACCGAAGAACTCCTCGCTGGTTCTAACGACTACATTCGAGGCAGAGCTAAATGCTAAACCTGTTCCCGCAGGTCGCAACATATTCTTTGCTATTAACTACGGACAGTTCACAGGCATTAGAGAGTTCTACACTGAGGGTTCTCAGGATATTAACGACTCTAGGCCAACTACACAACACGTTCTTAAATACATTCCCGGTAGTATTGAGTTCATGGCTACGTCCTCGAACTTCAATGCTTTACTCGCACATGCGTCCGGGTCTGATACTGAGCTATTCCTGTACGAATACATTTGGATCGAGGATAAGAAATTACAGTCCTCATGGTCTAAATGGATCGTTCCAAATCCTATGGCATATTACTTCTTCGTTGAGTCCATCATCTTTATGGTGGCTAACATCGACGGAAACTATGTGCTTGAGAAAGTGGACTTGGATACTCAGATGGATGAAGGTCTTACATATCAAGTGTTGCTTGATCGTAAGATAAGTGTTCCTAGCATCACCACAGAGATTGTTGCTCCGTGGCCTGACATGCCTGACATTGACGATGTTGTTGTCGTGCAAGGTGATGGGTGTCCACATCCCGGCCTTCGTGCTGAGATTGAGGACTATGATGAAATGACTTCCACTATCACTCTTACAGAGGATATGGATGAAGGTACAGTAATTCTCGGCGTTAGATACCTGTCCAGATACAAACCCACAATGCCTTTTGTGAAAGACCAAGATGGCGTTAAGGTAGGTACTGGTAAGCTGGTTGTCTCCAAGTTCCTCGTGAACTACAGAGACTCTGGTGGTATGTACGCTAAGATCACATCTCATTACAGGGATGATGAAGAGATTTACTTCTCAGGTCGTGTTGTTAACGATCCTGAGACCGCAGTTGGTGAAGCCGTGATCCAATCCGGTACATTTGAAGTACCATTCCGCGAGGATACTGATAATGCGGAACTAGAACTATTCACTGACTCAGAGACACCTTTGACCATGATGGACATTGAGTGGATCGGACAGTACACAAAGCGCGGTAAACGTATTGCACAAGGAGGCGATCAATAATGTTGTATTTCCTACAAGCTGCTGTGCAATACAGAGCTGATATGGCTAAAGCTAAAGCCCAAAGAGCATGGCAATCGTATTCAAATAGAATGACTGACCTTAGTAACTCTGTTAATCAGAATGCGATTACAGATAACGAAGTCATGGCTATGCAAGCTAGTACTGAACAGGCTATTGACATTAAGAAGGACTATTTGAACTCTGCTGCTACAACCGAAGTATCGGCTGCTGCTGCGGGTGTTAAGGGTCGTTCTGTCAAT